AAATGAGAATTGACCTAGCACTTCTGTTTACATGGAGAGAAGTTGCTAGAATGAAGAACTCTGTTAATACTAATCTTCTCATAATGGATGAGGTGTTTGATAGTTCTTTAGATGGTATGGGAACAGAAGAATTTTTAAAGATTATAAGGTTTGTAATAAAGGACACTAATATCTTTGTCATATCTCATAAACCAGATATGCATGATAAGTTTGAGAGTATGGTAAGATTTGAGAAAGTGAAAGGATTTAGTAGGATGGTAAAGGAGTGAGAATTATAAATGAAGCTCTTAATGAAGAATTATTTCGGAAGTGTAAGGAAGAATTAAAAAGTAAATTTCGTGAGAGATGTTGGTATTCTAGTCTTATAAATTGGCAACCACAATTAACACAAGGAATAACTGGTAGTTGTATGCTTGCTGATGTTTCTGAAGAATTGAGTGAACTAATACATGAAGAGATAAAACCATATTTACCAGAGCATGAAACAATAAGATGTAATTTTCATTTGTGGCAACCCTTATCTGGTATTGCTGAACATAATGATGGTAATCGTAAGTTTGGGGCAACCATATACTTAAATGATGAATGGCCTCCCAATGCGGGTGGATGGTTTGTGTGGGAGGATGAGGAAACTAAACAGAGTGGAATACACAAAGCACTTATTCCTACAAGGAATACTATGGTACTTAATGATAACCACGAAAATCATTGGGTCACATCTATAGCAGCAACCCCACCAGATAACAGGTGTAGCATCCAGATATGGTGTTTTGACAAGGATGTTATGATAGATAGTGTAGAACAGGATAAGACTCATGAAAGTCCCAAATTGGATCCATCACTCCCGAAAGGAGAAAAAACGAAAACTTAAACCACAAGCTTTACGACAAGCAAAAGTCAGGAGACAAGCACTTAAGAGAAAATATCTCAAGAGTGCTTTTTTAATTGTATAAATAAATTAGTTTTGTCAAGAAATAAAATGACTGCACTGATTGACCCTAAAAAATATAGTGAGACTGTTGACCTATTGAGGTCATTTTTTTTGTCTAAAAATTTTCTTGAGGTTCATACTCAAAACCGTTTAAGTATTCTTGCTGCTTGTGAAGATCCAGAGACAGTAGCAACATACAATTACAATGGTCAGGTATGGCCATTACCACAGACAGGTCAGATGTGGTTAGAATATGAATTGTTATCCAATCCTTCCGTAGAAGGATTTTTTTGTGTCTCAACTTCGTATAGGGCAGAACCAGATCCTGTAGAAGGAAGACATGAAACAATCTTCCCAATGTTTGAGTTTGAAATGAAAGGTGGTGTTGAAGAACTTCAAAAAATGGAAATTGAATTATGTGAGCATTTGAAAATTCCTCTTCCCGAATATCAAATAAAGAAATATGGTAGTTGGGCAGAGGCATTCGATACCGATGAACTGGATCATGCTGATGAGAAAGAAATTGGTAATGGTATGATTACTGACTTCCCTGAGTGGACATCACCTTTCTGGAACATGGCAAGGAATGAAGATGACACCAGTAAGAAGATTGATGTGATCCTCGGTGGTATGGAAACCATTGGTAGTGCGGAACGCAGCACCGATAAGGAACAGATGCGTAATACATTCCATACTATTTCTGATGGTCAATATGCTGATCTACTCTACAAATTATTTGGTAAGGAAAGAGTCGAGAAAGAACTTGAAGAATTTCTTTCCTTTGACTTCTTCCCCCGTAGTGGTGGAGGTATTGGTATGCAACGTCTTATGTCAGCACTTAGCTGACACCCAATGCAAGGTGGTGAAATGGTAAACACAGCTGTCCGTTTAACAGCCGATTAATCTTTCTGAGGTTGGTTTTGGAGGTTCGAGTCCTTCCCTTGCAGTTTAAAAAATCTATTTATACGACTAGGTATAAACTCGTAGGCATTTATTTTTGTTAAAATATATGGTTTTGTGTTGATATTCTGACTAAATAATAATAGAATTGGAGAACAAGATGTAACCAAACCTTTCTTGGTTATGGTGTTCAAGTCAACAAAATGGAGGTCATCAATGCACAATCTAGTATCCTATAATCAATTGGCAGGTTGGAAAACAAAAGCAGAGGAGATGGAAGCGGTAGATCACGAATCAGCCATAAATGATTATTTTCAGTGCCTCACCGAGTGTGATGACAATTCCAGCGTATGCCGAAGACTTTGTAGTGAGGTCTTCTAACAAGTAAACCCTATTCAGTAAAAACCAATTAAAGAAGTGTCATAACCTCCCTTAAAAAGGGAGGTTTTTTTAGTATTATAGGTATATACAAAAGAAAACAGACATGGCAGTTCAGCAAGAAATCAAGTCACAACTAGCAAAGTTGCTTGCTACTGAAGACATTGTAGTAGAGCATAAGCATGTTGAGACAGCACAGTTTAATGTCCAAACTCGTGTATTGATTCTTCCTCTCTGGGAGAAAGCAAGCAATAATGTATATGATATGCTTGTGGGTCATGAAGTAGGACACGCACTCTTTACACCTAATGAGGATCCTCCAAAGCATATTCCTCATGGTTTTGTAAATGTTGTTGAGGATGCAAGAATTGAGAAGTTAATGAAGCGTAAATATCTTGGGATTGCAAAATCCTTTTATAAAGGATATAATGAAATGCATGATCAAGATTTCTTTGAAATAGATGGTGAAGATATTAATAAGTTTAATCTTGCTGATCGGGCTAATCTACATTTCAAGGTGGGTTCGTTCACTAGTATACCTTTTTCAACTCCTGAAAAGGAGATTATCTCTCTAATAGAAAATGCCGAGACCTTTATTGACACCATCGCAGCAGCAGAAGCGTTATATAATTTCTGCAAGCAGGAACAGGAAAAGGAGTCTCAATCCAAGAAGGATGAGGCTAAACAGGATGCTCTCATGGATATTGAAAGTGATGGGATTAGTGACACTAGCAGCACTGACGATACTGATTCTTCCCTTTCTGACACTGATAGCGATGCTCCTGTGGAAAGTGGGGTCGATCATATTGATAGTGATCTTAGGATGGATGATTCTGATCTTACTGTAGAGACAGAAGAAATATTAAATGGTAAAATTAAAGACCTTACTGGTAGTGAGCATTCATATGAAAATATCTATGTTGAGATTCCTAAAGTTAATTTAGATACAATTATCATAAAGAATGATGTAGTACATGATGAGATTGATGAAGGTTTCTTGAGGGATGAGGAATCATTTACTCCCACTTCAATAGATGATCTACCAGAACATTTACACTACTTACATTCTCCTACTTGTTTTTATAAACCAGATGAAGAATTCAACAAGTTTAAGAAAGATGCCCAAAAAGAAGTCAGTTACCTTGTCAAAGAATTTGAGTGTAGGAAATCAGCTAGTGCGTATGCTCGTGCTTCTACAAATCGCACTGGGGTTCTCGATACAACGAAGCTTCAAACATATAGATTTAATGAAGACATTTTTAAGAAGGTAACTGTTCTTCCTGATGGTAAGAATCATGGTCTAGTTTTTATTTTGGATTGGTCAGGTTCTATGCAATATGTTCTTCAGGATACATTGAAGCAACTATTCAATCTAATCTGGTTCTGTAAGAAAGTTCAAATCCCATTTGAGGTATATGCATTTACAGGTGAATGGAATCGTATAGGTTATGGAGAGGATAATCCAGAAGTGAAACCACACTATGAACCAAAGGAAGGTTTACTTGCTGTAGAAGAACATTTCAATCTACTTAATGTTTTGACACATAAGGTAAATGGTAAAACACTAGAGCATCAGATGTTAAATCTCTGGAGAAATGCCTATGCTTTTGCTAATCGTTGCTGCTACAATTACACAAATAGAATGCGTCTTTCTGGCACTCCATTGAATGAAACAATGATTGCCCTCCATCAAGTTCTTCCTCAATTTAAAAAGGAGAATAACGTAGAGAAAGTTCAGTGTATTGTATTGACAGATGGTGAAGGATCTCAAATTCCTTATCATAAAATGGTTGAACGTTATTGGGAAGATGAACCATATTTGGGTGTGAATAGTTGTAGTAATGATATGGCTTTTTTAAGAGATCGTAAGTTAGGGAAGACTTATAAACTTGGTTATGGGTATCATCAGTTTACGGATGCTCTTATTAAGAATTTAAGAGATAAGTTTCCTTCAACTAACTTCATTGGTATTCGTGTTATGGCTTCTCGTGATGCAAGACATTTCATTGGTTTGTATCATCATGGATGGGAGAATAGAGAAAAGGTTGCAAGTGAGTGGAAAAAGAGTAAGAGTGTTACTATTACAAATTCTGGTTATCATGCATATTTTGGTTTATCATCTACTGCATTAGCACAAGATGCAGAATTTGATGTGGATGATTCTGCAACTAAAGCTCAAATTAAAAGAGCATTTGTTAAATCTCTTAAGACTAAAAAATTAAATAAAAAGGTTCTTGGTGAATTTATTGAGTTGGTAGCATAATAAATGTAAACTTTAAGAGAATATTAAACGATTAAATATTTTTACTGGGGAAGGGATATGTCTTTATCATGGTATTCTTTATTTTAAAATTATGTACATTGTATACGAAGAACACATCGAACAATTAGAAGAAGAAAATGATGAACTTCAAAAAGAAGTCGTCGCATTAAGGAGAAGATTGAGATATTATAAGACTATGGTAGAAGTGGAGGAGGAATAATGAGTGGAGATTGTAGAGAACAACCAGTTATTTTCTATAGTGAGGAAATGACTAAATCAAAGATGCTCCTTTTATTACATAAAGGGGTTACCTTTAAGAAATATGAGTATCTTTTAGAAGAGGAAGAAGAATAAATAGGTCAGACACAATAATTAAATGAATAATAAAGTTAAACTGGCCATTGCTGTTGCAGTTGGTATAGTTGGTGGAGGACTTATCAGTACTTTTGGTGGATCTGAAGTATCTAAAAATACTTTATTAGGATCTAATCCTGTTGGTGATTTTCCAGAATGGACAAGAGATGGTTCAGCATTTAGATGCAAGGATGGAAAAGTTCAGGGATGTATTGGTGGAACAAAGTGTGGAACTGTTGGAAGAACTGGAACTGATCAACCTGTAGCAGTCTGTGATAAGTGTGTTAACTGGGTTGATTTGGATGAATTCCTAGTTGAGAATCCAGATTTTAATACTAATATGTTCTTACAAACTCTTGAAGGATATGGTCCTGGTGAGGAGTAGATTAACAAACTGTCACAACTATGAAAACTTTCCAAGAATTTATGGTAGAGTGTTCTCAGTTAGATGAGAGCAGTTTAAGCCGTATTAAATCAAAGCACGACAAGGGAGGAGTGGCAGTTCTCTCAGGGAGTCGTGGTGACAAGTCCAGTAAAGAGAATAAGGCAAGAGCAAAAAGCTTAGATAAGGACATTCGTAGTAAATTTGGTAAAGGTGCAACTAAGGTCACTGGCAAATATACTGAAAAGGATGATAAGACTGGTAAAGAAACCAGAGTGAAAGAAAGAAGTCATGTTGTGACTTCTGGTAAGATGGGTAAGAGGAAGTTTAAGAAAGAGGTTAAGAAACTAGGTAAGAAGTACGGACAAGATTCGGTCATTACTCAGACAAAACCAGGTGGACCTGCTACACTTAAACGTAGTAGAAAGGGAGGACTTCCAAAAAGAAATATTAAACTTGGTAAATTTAAACCACAAGGAAAAAATCCTGAAGGTGAAACTCAAATCAAAGGAAAGACCTACACCTATGACAACTAAACTTTATGATGACTCCAATTGGAGAGAAGAGTACAAGAGTTACACTAGTAACAAAAGGCATCTTGAACTGTTAGAGAAAGGACCTAATAGCCTTTCATCTAGCTGGATACTAGGTGCATTGTATAATCAATGGAAAAAGATGAAAGGATATGATAAATTGGATCCAAAGGAAAATGAGGGTCAATTGCAATCATCTATGAAAGAATGGGAAGAGAGCATTAAAAAATACAGTTCATAAAGTGTCCACTGGGGGGTATATAACCTCCCTTTTTCGTCTACAATACTTGTATTGAAACGAATTACATTATGTTTGAAATCAAAATGACCCCTAAAGAAATCATTGATGGTTTGAGAGCAAACTACGGAACCGAATTCACTGCTGCTGATGTGAGAGGGTTTTGTGTTATGAATGATATTGCTTATCAAACTGTCACTAAGAAGATAAAACAATTCAGTGTTGGAAGAGGTAAGTGGAACCTAGAAGTAACCACTAAAGCAGTTGAGAATATTGAGAAGTCTTTTAGTGCTCCTGCTGCAGAACCAACCATTCAACAAAATTTAGTTCCTGAAAAAGATGACACATTCGTCAAGTTTGGTCCTTTTACAGACCTTAAAAAAATTATACAAAGTAAGCTTTTTTACCCTACTTTTATTACTGGTCTTTCTGGGAATGGTAAAACATTCGGTGTAGAGCAAGCATGTGCTCAACTTAAGAGAGAACTTATTCGTGTAAACATTACTATTGAAACTGATGAAGATGATCTTATCGGGGGTTTCCGCCTTGTTGATGGTGCAACCGTCTGGCACAACGGACCAGTTATTGAAGCTCTCCAGCGAGGGGCTGTCTTGCTCCTTGACGAAATCGACCTTGCCTCAAACAAGATACTCTGCCTCCAACCAATCCTTGAAGGTAAGGGAATTTTCCTTAAAAAGACTGGAAAATTCGTCGAACCAACAGCAGGGTTCAACGTCATTGCTACCGCAAATACTAAAGGTAAAGGTTCAGACGACGGGAGATTTATTGGAACTAACGTGCTCAACGAAGCCTTTCTTGAAAGATTCCCAGTAACCTTTGAGCAGGAGTATCCACCAATAGCAGTAGAGAAGAGAATTTTGGGTGGAGTTGCTTCTAATCTTGGGGTTACTGATACAAACTTTATTGCAAGACTTGTAGACTGGGGTGACATTATCCGTAAAACCTTCTATGATGGAGGTATAGAGGAAATCATTTCCACTCGTCGTCTTGTTCATATTGTTCGTGCTTTCTCTATCTTTAAGGATAAAGCAAAAGCATTGCAAGTATGCATCAATCGTTTTGATGATGAAACAAAGCAAGCATTCCTTGAACTATATGATAAGGTAGATGCTGAATTTGAACTACCTAGTAATGTAGTTGAATTTGCCAAGACGGAGGAGGGATGATATAATATGGCTTGGTGGCTATTGGATTCAGTTATTAATGGAACTTTGGAAACAGATTATCCTATCAAGGAGAATGACATGAGTGATGAGATTAAATTGGAGGGTGCAGATGAACCTCAAAAAGAATTTAATGTTTCTTATGATGGATTAAAGCAGGAAACTTCTTATTATGATTATGCAGAATCAGTTGATCATTTAGTGGATACTATGCCATCAGCATTTACAACACTTTCTGATAATGATGATTCAATAGCACATCATATTTCTACACCATCAATAGAAAAAACTCAGGTAAGAAAATACGAAGAAGATAAAGGTATTAAAGATCTTCAAGACTATATCTCCACAACTTATGGTGGACATTATACTTCTCAAAACAATAATGTCCAGACACTTGATCTTATCGAATCCGTTGGAGATGCGGAGGCTTTCTGTCGTTCTAATGCAATCAAGTATTTGAGCAGATACGATAAAAAAGGTCAAGCAAAGCGTGACATATTAAAGGCTTTACATTATACTTTATTGCTCTACTATTTTAGTGGACACACTCAAATCGATGAAACTCCGACCCGTGGTTATGAAACTTTCTGACAAAACTCTTTCACTTCTTAAAAACTTTTCGACTATTAATCAGTCAATTCTTTTTAAGCAGGGAACAAAACTTCGCACCATAAGTGTGATGAAAAATATTCTTGCTGAAGCAACAATTGAAGAGGAACTTCCCAAGGATTTTGGTATCTATGATCTTGGACAATTCCTTAATGGTTTGAGTCTTCATCACAATCCAGAACTTGATTTTCAAGATGATAGTTATGTTATTATTAGGGAGGGTAGATCTCGTTCTAAGTACTTCTTTGCAGATGCTAGTGTAATTATTACTCCACCAGAAAAAACTCTTACTCTTCCTGACGAGACTGTTAGTTTTGAGTTGAGCACGGATCAATTAGACAAGTTGCTTAAGGCAGCAGCAATCTATCAACTTTCCGACCTATCTGTAGTTGGTGGAGAAGGTGTTGTTAAGGTTCTTGTTCGTGATAAGAAGAATGAAACATCAAATGATTTCTCTATTGTTGTGGGAGAAACCGATGGCACATTCTCATTTAATTTTAAGGTAGAGAATATTAAAATTCTTCCTGGTAATTATGATGTAGTTGTTTCTCAGAAACTTCTATCTAGATTTACTAGCAAAAATCAAGATTTAACTTACTATATTGCATTAGAACCAGATTCTACATTTGAATAATGTTTAAATGGATTAAAGAACATCTTCCAAGGTGGCTGGACTTATCACACTCCAAACCTTGGGAAAAGAAACCTCCCACTTGGGAAGACACGGCACCCTCGGAGTATGAACCAGATGAGTGACACTCAAATCATTCAAGGAAAGGTAAAGACTGTCTTTACCACTTCCGAACCTGATCAAGTTATTATACAGTATGAGGATAAGGTTACTGCTGGTAATGGTAAGAAGGTAGATTTCCCTGAAGGAAAGGGGCAAGTTTGTTGTGAGATTTCTGAATTTCTTTTTCAGAAGCTGGAGAAGTATCAGATAAGAACTCACTATATCAGTATGCCCACTCATAGGGCAATGTGTTGTAAGAAGGTTGACATCATACCAATAGAAGTTGTAGTAAGAAATGTTGCTGCAGGTTCTATAGTAAGACAGACAACCATTGAAGAAGGTACTGAATTTGGTTGGCCATTGGTTGAGTTTTACTTAAAGGATGATGAAAAGGATGACCCATTACTTACTACTGCTCGTATTAATCTGATGGGTTATGGTGACGATCTAGCTAAACTGGAACAGTATGCTAGAGAAGTTAATGTTGTATTGAATGAGACCTTTCGTGATATTGGTCTTACACTTGTTGATTTTAAATTGGAGTTTGGTTATGATTCTGAACAAAA